AGAAGTGCCAGCCTTGATACAAAAATATTGGTCTCCATTTTCGTCATACTGATAACCACCATTCACCCAGTCAAAGTTGTCGGATACAGACATAGAAACAGTATCATTAGACCAAACTCTATCAATATCGTTGTTTGCCTTGCCAGAAGGATTGAAATCAAACACTAAACCAGCAGTAACAGGAGTTACATTTATATCCAGCTTTGTGATGGTAGCCTTTAATGTTTTAACTGTCTCACCACAAGTAATCGTAATAGTATGTTCTCCAACTTCATCCGTCTTAAACGAATAGATATTTGTTGCTTTATCAAGAGTGGGTGTGGACACGACATTGCCGTCTACCGCAATTTCCACAGTAGGAGTTTCAGTTGTTGGGTCATATACGGTATATTCAATATTAGTTGCGTCATATTGTCTTGCAGTAAAGTCTTGATATATAGTACTAATCACAGGAGTAGTGCTTGTACTATCGTACCAAATGATGTCTTTTACAATGTGATTAGACTCAATGGTGTTACCGTTAATCTCGGCGGTTATATAAACTTCTAACAGATGAGCACCATGTGTCTGGGTGGGAATGTCATATCCCATAGGAATACCAGATGAAGTAGTTGTAATTTTGCCAATTTCTACACCATCAAGAATAAAGTGTACATCCTTAGAAACAGCACCATAAGGAGTGTAATCAAAAGAAACTGTCCCAATAGGATAAGTAATCTTGTCATTAAATGTAGAATCAAGTCTGACATCAATTTTTTGTACCGTCCAAGTTTTTGTGACCAAGCTGCCAGCTTCGTCCACAATTGACAAATTGACCTTTTGAGTGCCAATAGAAAGATATTCGGTAACATCGAAAGAGTTCTCCCCATTAAGTGCAGTATTTGTAGCAACAACTCTGCCAGCAACCTTCCAAGTAGCAATTCCTTCGGGAACATCATCGCCAGAAGAGTCCGTGCCAGAGAAAGTATATTTAATTATTGCTTCGTCGCTTGTTGTAACAACAAGGGGAGAAGTGGTTACATAGCCAATTTTCAATGAACTGCTTGTGGCACTACCGCCACCGCCTCCAACAATAGTAAATTTCTTCTTGGCTTCTTTTACTTCGTTTTCTTTTCCCTCGTTTTCAATCTCATAAAAAACGAATACATTTTCTCCAACATCAGGATTTTCCACATCATTATACTCAACATCATAAGTAAGACGAGGGGAAGTATCTATAGAATTAACGGTGCTTTGTAAATTGCCAACTGTTGTACTTAAAGAAGAGATATTTTCTGTGTTGGTAGAGATAGTAGAAGAAAGAGGGGTTACTTTGTTGTCTACATAAGTCTCAGTTGCATAACCAGTTAAATCAACACTTACATTCTTCAGAGCGTCATCTACTTCTGTTTTACTATAAGTTTCTGTCTTTGTATAATAGTCATTTAACTTATCAGAAATATCGGATTCTGCAATAGCGTTACCCACATATTCAGTTGTAGCAAAACCCTTTTCTTCGATTGTGCTGTTTACAAACTGTGCTGTATCAGTCTTATTATAATAATTAGTTTCTAAATCAGATGTTTTTACATAACTCGCCAACTGTTCCGTGACATCAACGCCAGCAACCGCTTCGTCAACATAGTTTGTTGTAGCATAATCTTTCAAAGCAAGATTAACAACTTCGGTAGCGGCAGTAGATGCGGTTTCCGCATACTGTTTTGCAGTGTTAGCATGCTCTTCGGCTTCTGCTGCAGCATTTTCAGCAGCCGTTACTTGTTCGCCAACGGCAACATTTTTAATCTCATCTGCAACCTTTTCGGCTACATCTGTAATCAACTCCTGCATCCAAGTATCGTCTATGTTATTGACTACATTTTCACAATCACATAACGATTGAAGCACATTCAAAGTGTCATTGCTCTTACTCTTCCAAACATAACTCTTAGCCTCACCATCATTACCTGTTACAGTACCGTAAGCGTGAATTTCAAATTTAAGTTTTCCAGCATCAAGAGTTGCACCAGCGTCAACCAACCAACCGAATCTAATCTTTTCATCATTAAAAGTTACATTTATCGGCTTAGAAGCACCGTGTCGTCCGCTCTTAGTCTCATAGTGAATGGAAATAACAGCATTGACCAAATCATAGCCGTCATAATATCTCGACATTTCAAACGGTATATACTGAGAGTTTTCTTCTTGAGTTATGTTAAACTGTTTTCCATCAAGATTAATATCTTTTGTATCACTAATGATAGAAATATTATCGTCAGAGAAAGTTCTATAATACACATAATCATTATGTTGCTGCCAATTTCCATCGTCACCAGAATATGCAGCCATTCCATAACTTTCATCAAGCGTCATAATTGAAGGGCTAACTATGCTTGTTTCGTCTACGCTCATTACAGCAACTGTTTCAATACTTTTAGATTCTGTAGTTGTAATATTGTTCGTAGCACTTTTCTTAAGAGAGTCTTCGAATGATAAACTCAAAATCATCATCCTCCTTTCAATTAATTTATATTTTTGTTTTAAAATTCGACCACATTATCGTCGTCCGTATCTTCAGAAGGAATATCTTCATCTGATATGTCATTGAAATCAACAACAGGCACACCATCGTCTAACGATGCATCGCCAGCCTTTAATGTCACCTTATTACCAATTTCTTTATCGCCAGATAATAATTGGAGAGAATTTTCATTTTCATCATACTTAATATTATCTGCCTTGCTATCGGCAACAACTTGATTCATTTCATCAATGGCTCTAATTTGCGCATTCATAACAATCAACCTCTGGTCTAATCCTGAAAGTGCTGCATCAGGGATAATATCACTCCATGCACTTATCGGAATTATGTCAATGGTAGTAGTAGAAGTCTTTCTAACTCTCTGAATACTATTGCCATTTGCATCAAGGTCTGTATAAACAAAAGTCAATTGGAGTTCCAAACTGCCGTGCTCTGAAGTAAGGTTTGTATCAAAAGGCAATTTATATTGTAAGAAGCCGTTATATCTTTCATCAGAGAGAACAAGAATCTCAGTTTCATACTTTTTGCTTATGGGTCGAATATACTCCAGCATTACAGTTGCGTTTGTCATATCATATGTATTTCTATAAATAGGGTCAACAACAAATATCAAATTATCAACACACTTACTACGATGCATAATGCGCTCTTTGTGCGAACCATATAATGAATTATCTTGTTCAACAAGTATCACATACATTTCTAAATCACCTCTTTCTTTATATACCTAAATAATTTTTCATTTCATCAACAGTGACTATATTATTAACAGATATAGCACCTATATTTTCAACGGTAATATCAACATTACCCTTTCTATAAACAGTCTCTGCACCGCCTTTAACACCAGTTACTGTGGCACCTGCAAGGCAATCCCAAGCGCCATCTGCGGTATAATAAACATTTGTGCCAGCAGTATATTCCACACCTGCGCCCACTTTAAAGGATTCATCGGTTGTAAAATTATTACTGATATTATATAAATAGCCAGAACCAACGGCGCCATTTTCTTTTAATATTGCCAACTCAGCGTACTCAATAGTGCCCATAGGCAAGAAAGCGCCATTTAAGCCATTGGTTATTGCTTCTGCTTGACGATAATAATTGTACGCTTCTGTAGCACTTGCACTTGCAGAAGTTGCACTGCCAGCAGCAGAATTCATACTTTGTTGAGCATTAACAGAATAACCCTCGGCAGCATTTTCACTTGCTTCTGCTCCAGTGGCACTTGTAACCGCCGCAGCAGCACTTGCGCTTGCATTGCTCATATATGTTTTTGCATTGTTCATATATGTCTGAGCATTCTGTTCACTTAAAAGAGCATCTTGCATATAATCTTGTGCCTTAGATGCACTAGTAGATGCACTTGTGGCACTCAAAGCAGAGCTATTGGCGCTATTAGAAGATTGTTGGGCGTAATACTTGGCATTGTCGGTGTTTTCACCTTCTCTTATGTCGGTGCCACCAACAGCCCAAGATTTAGCCGTTAAAACAACATTATTATAATCAGCTTCAGCTTTTATCAAAAGTTCAGATAAACCGTGATATTGTTCTGAAGATTCAATCTCTGAGTTGACAACAGCAGTTTCTGATACATCAATGCAGAATGTCATAGTAGACAGCACCGAACCGTCCTCTACAGTGATTTCACCAGTATTAGCATTAACCTCCGCTTCGTCTTTATTTACTATAACTAAATCCGCATAGCAAATTCCATCAACGGCAAGCATTTGTTCTGTTAACTCAACTATAATTTTTCCGTGTCTATCTATTTCACAAAAATTAAACACACTATGTTCATCTGCTTTTTTATATCTAATATACGCAGAATGTTCGCCAGAATTAATAGGATAAAATACACCATGATTATAGCAAGTAATCGAAAGAAATCTTGAATTCTTATCATTTTGTTTGGCGTTGATTAGTATGTATTTCTTATCATAAAAATCAACATTTATATCTATAGTAGTTCTTAACATCTAATCACCACCTTTAATTTATTGTTGTATATTATTTAGCTTCTTCCCAAGTATACATTTCCTTTTGAACAACACTATGTACAAACGAGTTTTCTCCACCATGAGCTTCATATGTTTCTATCAAATCTTCTAAAGCTTCGAGTTCCATAGAACTTATTTGCTTCGTTTCATTGTATTGCCTATACGATTGAGCAATTCGCTCTTTTATTTCGGATTGTACACGCTTATTTTCTTTTTCTTCCATATCATTAAGCTTTTTGCATATATCATCAACTTTATCCGTTAGTTTATTTTGAGAATCGGTTAACTCTTTTTGAATTTCCAAGCTTTGTTTTCTATCGTTAATTCTATTAACAGAATAATTAGTCATTTCCTCATGTAAAGCCTTGCGGTCTTTTCGACTTTCTTCCATATAGTTATTTAGACTATTTCTAAATTCCTCTTCGTCTTTGCAATGTCTTTTTTGAAGTCTATCTAAATTTTCAGCGGTAGTCCTCGCCAATGCAGAAGTCTCTTTTAATAACTGACTTTCTTCTCGTCTTTGTTTCATTTTTTTCGTTTCGATACCAAGCTTTGTAAAAAGTATCCAATCAAACAAAGACCATAAAAATTTTATAGCAATGAGCAAAATCACAATGGCAATGAGTACATACCACCAATTTATTTGCAGTAATTGCTCTAATATTTCCACATCTTTCATCTCACATCCAAGTCTCCTTTCATTATTTTTTGTAGACACCTTTGGAATATGAGATGTCTGTAAGGGGGGGGAGGGTAAATTATATTTACCCTCTGTTTATATATATTTATTAGTTAATAAAATAACTATTTTAAGAGTTCGTTAACTCTTGCTCTTACCTTTTCATACGGATAAGTACAACCAGCTTTTTTCAAAGAAGCTTGTCTTTTCGTATGTCCATTACCGTGTTTACCAGCAACAACCTCTTTCGCCCAATCATCAAGAGATTTCTTAAGGGAGAGAGGCTTCTTTTTTAATTTCAAAAACTCAATAAGACCTTCAGCAACAGCTTTAGCGTAAGCAGTTTGCCCAGCATCAGAAGTGATAATCTTATAGTCACTACGCCCATTCATGAATCCCCCTTCCACAAGGATGGCAGGAATGACATTTTGATTAATAACATAAAAATTTTCTTTCTTAATACCCCTACCTTTAAGACCCGTATATTTAACCAACCTATTATATATATACTTAGCAAGTTGCATATCTTTAGAAGTAGCATTTTTATCTACATATATTTCTACGCCAGTAGCATTATTCCAATCATCACCAAAAGCATTATGGTGAATTGAAACAAATACATCAACTTTTTCAGCTTTATATTTCGCCAGTCTTGAAGATAGAGATTCGTCTATATAACCTTCATTGTTATCTGTACGAATAATTTTACAATCATAATCTTTAAGAATAGAAGCAATCTTATCCGCAATTTTATCATTGAGTGACCATTCTTTAATTTTGTTAGGCGTTTCTTTTCCACAAGTCAATAATCCGTGACCCGCATCCAATCCGATTTTTACCACAAAAATTCCACCAATCTTAATTAGTTTTTATTATTAATTCACAGTAATTATTTTGTTTAATCTATGTGCTTATCTGCAACTTCTGTTTTCTTAGAAGCGTCTTCAAGCATTTTTACATAAGCCGCTTCTTCTTCTGTTGTCTGTCTTTCAGCAAGAGAATGAATTTCGGAATAAATTCCTTGCATAATTAAATCTAAAACAATAGGCGAAAGTCCAGATTCATTGCAGATATTTGCTAATTTATTTTTGGTTTCTTTTATAACCATAGTAAGTGGTTTATTCATTTTTCTACCTCCAGTTATTCTAACACCTTATATTATCCTATAAATACCACAATATAAATTTATGATATTATGATGGCAAAATGTCATTATCTATAACTTCCATTGCAAGTGCAAGCTGAGCGCATAATTCGTCAAGGCTTGAAAATGCATACACCTTTTTATTCAGTGTAAAACTATGTTCTGTGAATGTCAGCGTTGTTGCGTGAACTTCGCCATCATTATTTATTCGAAAAGGTGACAGCTCTGCCTTGTCGTTTCCAGCCCAAAACACATAGTCTGAATCTTTGCTACTCATACCAACTCCATCGCCTATTAAAGAATTACCATCAATAAGCCATCCACCAATGTTTCCATAAGTAGCATTAATTGTACCTTCGATATTGGCATTTTCAGAATATAAATAACCTTCACCTGTTATATAAAATGGATACTTTATAGTGCCATTATTTGTTGAAGTTGCACGAACATAAAACAGTCTTTCAGTAGGGTCTACAACAGATATCGGAACAGGTTCGTTGTCTTCCCATATAAAGTTTGTATCTGCAGTAATAGTTATATTGCCATAAGCAATATCGTTTTTGGCATATAAACATTCATAGTCTGAGGCGTTTCCATAACTAACCCATCCATACAAATCATACATATACATAATATTAGAATCATCATATGTATCAATAACGCAATCGCCTATATTTGCTGACTGTTCTTGTAAAGAGTCTCCGTAGTCGCCAATACCAATCACATGACAAACTTCGCTATATTTAACTCTAATATTTGACAATCCAACATCATAAACCCCACCTTGTCCACTAAACGAATTATGCAATCTATTTGACTTAATTTGCCAACCGCCAATTGAACCTTCAACGGCGTTTATTGCTCCGCTAATATTAACGCCATTAGCATTTAATACACCCTCTTCTGAAATCCAAGTATGATATCCGCCTTCACTACTCTCAATTTTCAAAGAGCCACCCGTAATCGTACAATTGCTGGTATATAAAGAACCGTCTCTTGTTACACCAAAACGACTGCCAATAGCCAACCGCCAATCATTAATTTCATCGCCGTCGTCTCTATTATCATTTTCAAAAAAGCCAGCGGAACCATTCATATCGGTTGCACTCAAAAATATGCTTTTATCAGAACCAATAAATTCACCGCTATATAACCAACCGCCAGACTTGCTTCCGTCTTCTTCGATTTCAGTGGTCTCAATAGTAAAGCCGCCAATAGAACCGCTTGCAGCCCGTATCTCGCCGCCAATGCTGGCATAGTCCGCAGTTAATGTTCCATCTTCTGAAATCCAAGTATTATAGCCAACAACATTTCCTTCTTCATCTTTTTGTTCGCCAACCTTCAATGTACTACCAGCAGTAATATCAACACCATTAATTTTGGTACCAGTAATAGTGCCACCTTCAATATTATTGCCTATGATATCAGAGGCAGTAATAGTGCCACTCACATTGGCATTGGTCATTGTAGCAAGACCAGATGGTTCAACCTTAAAATCATCTCCAAGACTTAAACCTTGTACACCAAAATACATACCATTGGTATCGCCAAAAGCAGCAGAATCTTTGTATATTGAAGTCTCATTAATGTCCCAGCAACCAATTCTACCAGCAGTGGTAACTTCAATATTGCCAACAATGATTAATTCTCCGCCATCGTATGACAGTTTACCACCAGCAAGACTAAAATTACCTTCCTCAAGGTCTATGTGAGAACCAGTAATAATTGTTTTGCCATCAACAACAGTCTTAGAATAATTGTTAGAATATATATCACCGCCAATCATCTGTGAACCACAAAGTACAGCAGCGTTAGCAAAATCAGCATTCATTCCATATCCCGTTGTATTAACAAGTTTATCTTCACTTTGGTCAAAATATTTATATTCGTGCTTACCAATAGATTGTCTTACCGTTTGCCAATTATCATCGGTATAAGCCATAATGTTATGAGTTATCTTTAACTGTTCAGGCGAATATGTTCCTGTAATATCACTATAAGAACGAGCCAATAAACCGTTCTTAGTAAGCAAAATTTCTTCGCTGTTATTACTTTGTATTTGCACATTAGCAGCATTCAATCCATCAACCAACCATTGGTCAATGGTGCTTCTTGCCACATTACCTTTCTTAGCTTGTCTTTGAACCGAATCATAGGACGAAGCCATAGAAGCCGCTTGTGAAAAGATATCTTGCACATCGGTTGTGCCATTTTTAATTTTAGTTACATCTGAAAATTCAACAGGTATGTTTTCTAAATCGCCATAATTAAAATTATATTCAAGTAACCTCAACTTATAAACCTTGTCGTCAACTTGAACTCTTATCCAGTTTCCAGTTTTAAAATATTTAAGTAGGCGCTTGAATTTTGGGTGAGACAGCAGATTGTTTAGAGTGGCAGAAATAGAATGCTGTAATTCAGCGGATTTAAAAATCTCTTGTTCTGCAACTTCAATAAACTCATTTGCTTTTTCAAATAGTTCTGCATTATTTAAGCCATCAGAAACATAGTTACTATTTGAATATTTATCTTCTCTACGATAAGCGCAAAATTCTAACCATAAACTTTCGCCCAAATACTTTTCAAAATTTAATTCTTCTTGAATTGCATTTCGACAATCTATAATGTTGGTCTGCAAACCATCAATATCTGGCTTGTCACTTTCTTCATCCTTATTATAGACACCTTTGATTATAGCAATTTCATTTTCTCTGAGTTTTATTTCGTTTGCGATAGCAACAGATTTGTTATAATAAGGTTCATACAACTCTTTATATAAATCCGAATCTTCATTGGTGTTTTCGTCAGAATCCTCATTTGGACTTCCAACGCCTTGTTCCACCAATATATTAAGGCAAGCATCGCAAGCGTCATAAAAACTATTCAATGGGTTAAGTGCATATTTTTTTAATTCTGCACAAAAATCATCATAATCTTTTTCAAACAAACCAGAAATACTATAATCATCTGTATTTTCCTTGTTTAATGCCTTTTCTATTTTTTGTTGTATAAATTCTTTTGTATCATTATTAATTGTTACATTAGTGTACTCATTGTCGTCACTAGAAGCCGTGTCATTTTCGTCAGAATAATTGGTAACAATAAATTGACCTTGCCAAAGTTTCTTATCGGCAGAAAGTTCGGATGTTTTGATTTGAACTTTATAAGTCGGCTTAACAACAACCTTTGCCATAGACAATACAGCGCTATTAGCGGTTGCTAAAGATACATTATTTATATTCTCTACATTAACAGCAACAGGAGAGAGGGAAGAGGTGGTCAACAAATCCAATTGTTCTTTTGCGCTTGTTTTGCTTATTTCAATACTTGGCATAAGACCAGACTCAAGATACAAAGCTAAATCAATCGTATTGTAATAAGCATTCATCAAGGCAGGATAACCAGTAATTGGTGTATCAATAGTTTGTAGACTTCTTCCTGTTAAAATGCTTGCGCTATGACACGAGGGACATTCATCTTCAAAATATCCTTCGTACTTACAATTTATACAGGTTGATTTGGTATTATAATATTGTCCATATTTATTTACAAGAGCGTTGTATTGACTTACTAAATTTGTGTCTAAGTTAGAAATATGAGACTCATAATATTCTTTATACTTGGCATCATAACCCTCTATTGCTTCAACCAATTCTTTTGACATATCTTCTTTAACTGCATCAGAAAAATACCAAATATAGTCAGAGCCATTTGGATTGCAGTTGCGGACAGTTGCCGTCATCAAATCATCGCCAGCTTCAAGTTTAAAACAGTTCTTAACCGAATCTGTATCTGTCACGAGTTGAATACCCTCGGTGGCAAGTTCGTCTGAAGTCACAAAGATTGTAGTATCTTCACCATAACCATAGTCAATGTCTGTGCCGCCACATTTGGGGCACTTATCAGTAAACTCACCTCTATGCTTGCAATTGGGATTCTTACAATTTTGAAGCAAATCATAAATTGACACATCTCTCTTTGGCATTCCGTTTTTATCGGAATTAGAATTATAGACAACTAAGCATCCAACTTCTTCTTCAATCTTGTCAAAGACATCGCAGATAGAAGCGTCGTCAAAAGAAAAACTCTTTTGTATTCTTTTAAGACTTTCGTCTATATAAGCGATAGAATAGTGGGGAGCTTTTGACATTACTCTATGCAAGATTGAAGCATCAGGATTATCTTCGTCATATAAAATACTTATTTTATAATCGTCTCTTGCAATGTCTGCTTCTGTATTAATTTCGACATTATATACTCTTATCTGAGACAATTCTTCTTGCCCTAACTGAGTACAAAACACCGTCTTAACAGTTTCGGTTGCTTCATCAAGTTCAACCTTGATGCCATACCATAAATCCCATTCTGGACAGTATACGAGTTTGAAATCGACAACTTTATCCCATAAGTTTGTGAGTTTGCCGTCCACATATTTATTTAATGTAAATGTAAATTCAGATGTCTCAAGAAGGTCTTTCACATCAATGCTTTTAGCATCTACATCCAATTGTCCTAATTTGTTTCCATTACGATTTGCCAGCACTATCGAAGGTGGCTCTGGATTACCCATTAAATCAAATTTTAGATTAATAGCCATAATATCACCACCTTAAATACCAACTTTAACAATGGGTGAATACTTGATTTTGATAAAGCATGGGAGGGAGATAACTAAATCATTTCTGCTGTTATCGTAAGTATTCGCAATTCTAAAGAAAGTCCAGTTAAAATCGTTTTGTATAATGTGAGATGAATCAGAAGACCGAATAACAGGATAATCAAAAGTTATAACTTCATTGACTTTACAGTTGGCAATATAAGTTTCTCTGTTTTCCATAGCATTATGGATTCTCAAATCGCCGTCTTTTTTGATTGTAATTTCCATTTCAGGATAAATATATCCTTCTTCATAAGAAGTATCATTTAGAGAAGCCTTATAAACTTTGCCAAGTGTTACATATTGATAGCCGTCTGTATGAGCGCCTTCTATGATATTATCATTTTCATCAACTTTTCCTTGGGGATAAGCATTTTCGTCGGTCGAAGTGACATATCCGAGCATAGTAATCTCAGGGTCGGTCTGATATTTTTTCCAACCATAAACTTCCTTGCCTTCTTCACAAACAACATTAATTGTTCGTGGCTCTTTAAGGGCAAAGGGGCGATTGGTTTTTACTTCCAATTCAAAACCAAATAACTTACCGTCTATTTCGATTTTACTAATACCAAAGGCAGCCTCATAATAGAGGTCAATATGGCTTTCATCAAGGATTTTGAATTTTAAGAATTTTCGTCTGCCAAGCCATTTGGTGAGTTCTCTATGCTCTGATTCAGTTATTTCTTGAATACCACCATTACAAGAGTGTTTACATATTTGCAATGTGGTCTCCAGACAATCTTCATACTGAGTACTTATAAGGTTGTGTTTTAAACCGTACATAGTTGGAATTGTGTTAAATGTTATATCACAACCATCAGATACAGTTTCAAGTCCTTTGTCGCCAAAAGAACAGAGGATATAACCAAACTCGCTCAAACGCCTTTTGTCGCATTCGAAGTCGTATGCTTTCATAGCCTTCGTTCATCTCCTTTCTTTATAATTTTATCTATTTTAATAAGAGTTTAATTAACCACCATCTACCTCGGAATACGGTCTGATTCATTATACTCTTCATTTTTTTCAGTTCTAAAATAAGTTCTTTATATTCATTTTTTAATCGTTTTTGTTCTTTGAGATTTTCTGTCATTTCTTTTCTCATTGTTTCAATCGACATAATAAATTCATCTTTTTCCCTAAGCTTTTGCTCAAGTTTTTCATTTTTAAATTTTAAATCATCAATCTGTTCGGATTGACGAGTAATCATTTTCTGTTGAAACGCCAGTCTCTTTTCATATCTTTTATTCTTTTCATTCATTTTCTTGCACCTCATAAGTTAAAATAAGGTGCATTATTTGCACCTTTTACATAAGAGGGGAGTACAAAATCTGTATATTTTCATTGCATATTTTACACTCCCTATAACATCCATATATTTATAAATTTATTAGTTATAACGCTTTATTTAACATGACTAATCCAAATGCATTACTTAAAACCTCAGATACATCCTCATCATATTTAATACGGATGAGGCGTATATTATTTTCTTTGCAATAATCGTTTTTAATTTGGTCATGAAATTGCGTTAGTTGAAAAACTTCTTCGCCGCCCCAATATTCAATTGCTTGAAAATGTTGACGACCATCGTATTCTATGCAACAATTATAATCTGGTAAATAAAAATCAAAAGGTAATTGTTTTTTATCTTTACAATCTTCAAATCGTTTTTGAAACTCATATTTAAACCCAAAATCAAACAACCATTGTTTTATGCGTTGCTCTCCAGAACTTGCGGCACACTCTGGACATCCATAGCCAGCCAACATATTTGTCGGAAATGCCAGCCACTCATTGCCACACTGCAAACAACGATACAAAGTTTTCTTTCTGGCACTCACATAATCTCCGACTAATTCAATATGTGGACTAAGTGTTTTTAATATATCAATATGTTCCTTTTTTGTTTTTGAAGGATGCAAACGAAAACAACATTCTGGACAGCCCCTTCCTTTAAGTATATTATGCGGAGTTGCCAACCATTCATTTCCGCATTTTTTGCAACGATGCTTAATTTTTGTAAAAGAATTTTGATATTCTTCAATCACTTCAATATTTGGATTAATAAGAGCAACTTCAGATTTATAATGTTCATATGTTTTCTTCCTACGATGCACAATGCATTGTTTACATTCAATCCCATTTAACACATGGGCAGGTCTTATATCCCATTCAAACCCACATATTTTACAGCGATGTTTAATTTTTATATTGGCACCAATATATTGACCGATAACTTCAATATTCGGATTTTTTAATCCAGCTTCGACAACATATTCTTCGTGCGTTTTCTTTTTCAACATATCGGTCAACCTCCAATTATTAAATTTCACCACAAAGATTAGAGAGATGCATCGGTGTGCATCTCTCTAAAAAATCAAATTATTTTCTAATAGACTTATTTTTAGCCAAGGAACTGCCACCAGCAATTCTGTCAACAGTCATTGCCAATATCAATTTTTCAAACGATTTATCCTTCTGCATTTCGGACAGAAGTTGTTCGTAATTCTTAACATTGGGCATACTAAAGGTAATATTTTCAAAATGTTGCACAGTGTTATTGTTAACATTAGAATTATTAGGAACATTGGTAGCACCCAAATTCAAGTTATCCTTTATGAAGTCAGCAGGGGAGTTAGCCATATCCCAAATGTTGCTACTTGCAGCAGAAGTCAATACACTATCCCCTTTAGCAATAGGAGTAAGAATAGCGCCATCAGAAGGTCTTACAATGAACTCCTGACCATTTTCTTGAGTCCAAGCAATTTCATTGTCTAAGAAATTCTTCTTACCAGTTGCATACCCGCTAATCTGATTAAGTTTAAGCCAACCTAAATCACCACTGCCAAGCTTCTTGCCAGTACTAATATGATAGGGGTGAGTAGCCCAACTCTTCTTATTAATATTAGTGATATAAACTTGTTTGCCGTGATTTTTGGAGCCAGCGGGGGTCACGCCTTGCGAGTCATAATAATACTTGCCACTTAGGAACTTAACCTTGTCGCCAATTTTAACCTTGCCATCTCCGCCAGTGGTTTTGTTGCCACCAGAAGAGGGGGATGCCTTATTGGAACTACTACTATTTTTAGTCGGGTCTTTCTTGGCGGATGTGCTCGTTTTGTTCGCCGTCGTTTTCGTTTGTGCGTCTTTATCTACATCATCAACCATTCTACCAATATAAGTCTTTATATCTCCCAAGACTGAGTTGGTAGTAGTTTGCTTATCTTGAAAACCTTTACCATATAATTCCAATACGGATTTAGCATTGCCTTCATCAACACTCCAAATACCCTTCATAGCAGTAGAAAGAGTAGCGCCTACACTTTTTGCTTCGTTTTCAAGTGTAGTTTTAATTGTAACACCATTAGCCACTAATTCTTTGGCTATTGCACCCTCTGAACCCAAAGCGGTAGCAATAGTACCTTCTGCACCAGCAGCAATATTAACCGCATCAATCACTTGTGTAATAAGTGCGTTTGTATCATCAAGACGAGTGTTAAGAACATTTTCATACTCAAGAAAGAGTTCATCGAGAAGAGCGGATTGGTCTGCAATATACTTGTCATACTCTGTTTCCTGCAAATCTTGCTGCGCCGATTCCAACTCAACCTTTAACTTTTGAACAGTTGCACGAGTTTCTTCATCCGTAAAGCCTTCATAAGCGTGAAGCTGCTTTTGTAAAGAAGCAATATTTTCTGTTTGTTCTTGTACATTTTTCTGATAATCATAAAGGTCTTTCATGCTATCAAGTTCTTCATTGTGAAGGTCTATGCGTTCTTGAAGCGCCTCTAATTCTAAGTTTATGCCTTCTTCTACCAAATCTTTGATGGCTTGTTTTTCGTCTTCGGCGTTAAGAATTGCTTCTCGTTGTAAGTCAGCATATTCTTGACGCTTGTCCATAACATCTTTACTATATCCGTCAAGTTTACCAGACGCAATCTTATTATCAATCTCTTTAACTTTTGCGCCATAGTCATCTGCTTGATACATATAAGTATTATAGTTCTGACCGTGAAGACCCATCGTAGCCATACCCTTATCAGTTAACTTACCGCTGTCGTCAAAAAGTTTGTCGTAACTCATAAGGTCAATTAAGAAATTAGCTTCTTCTGCAACATCAGAAATGCGCTCTTGCATTAAGTCGAAAACTTCCCAATCTATATCACGCATTGCATTGTCGTACTCAATAAGAGCAGTGGTACCTTCTTCGATAGCCTGTGTAACCCCATCTATCTCAGCACACATGTTGTACCATTCTTCAGAATATTTTGTTATACCATTTGCTTCAGCTTTATCTCTCTCGGCAATCAATGCGGCTTGTTCCGCTCTTAATTGAGTCAATTCAGCGTTTTTATTATCTTTTAATGCTTGATAATAATCCTTACTTACAATATGACCTCTTGCTTCTGCTTGAGCAATATATTCATCAAGCATAGTTTCTGTGTGGTCAAAACCTTGAAGGATACCCTCATATTCAGATACAACATCATCAAAATATTTAGCATAAGCATCCATTTTTTCAGCCGTTAATTCAATAACGGCGTCTTCGGCTGCCAACGCTTTTTCATACCAATCTTGATATGCCTTTACCTTTTCAGCAAGTTTCTCGTCATCAATATCTTGAACATTAATTGTACCTTTTGCAATCTTTGTTAAGAAATCATTAGCAATGTCTGGGCGTGTATTACTAATATAAGATGACAAATCATTATAAGCACTCGAAGCCTTGCCACTATAGTAATTCTTTGCTTGTGTTTGTTTTGTAATTTCTTCACCAAGTTTGCCAATCTTTTCGCCAAGAGCAGATTCTCTGCTATCCCAAGACTTATAACTGCTATCTATCGTTTGCTCAAGATTGTTGATTGCTCGTTCAAGACGAGAAATTGCCACTTCAATCCAGTCAAAAGATTCTTCGAAACTATCAGTTCCAGATGCAAAAGCAGTACCAGAAGCAAATGCAGTACCATTGGCAAGCATTTTACCTCTTGGATTCGCACCTTTAATGCCACCATATTTAAAAAGAGATTCAGTTTGAGCAGCATTAAATATAATATCATTTTTTTTATAATGGAAGAATTGAGCACCTTCGTCACCGATAGTAAAAAATCTTCCATCTCTAACTACGAGTTCCAATTATATTTTCACTAATTCGCTACATTAGTGAGGGTCAATTAATAACCCCTCATACTTTCATATGAGTTTAGACTATATCTTTATGTGAAATTAAAAGTTTATTATCTAATATTATTCCAATCTTATCAATATCCCAATAAGGAATTCTCAATAGATTGATATTGTTTTCTTTACAATAATTATTTTTTATAGCATCATGTGCTTGTGTGTATGATAAATGTGAGTGAGTAAAATGACCTTGTTCGTAATGTTGTTTACCGTCAAATTCTATGAGCATATTATAATCGGGCAAATAAAAATCAAATGGAAGAGGTTTAATATCTCTACAGTCAGAAAACCATTTTTCTTGTTCAAATAAAATATGATTTGATTCCAGATAACTTCTGATTCGTCTTTCACCGATGCTTTCGGTATCCTTACAATTGTCGCACATTTGACCACCATGTTGAGTAAAAAGTACAAGGGAAGTAACAAATGGCGTTCCACAATAAGCACATTCAATGATTAGATTTCTTTCATTTAGATTAATATAATCTTCTTTATTTAAAAGTTTACCACCTAAAGCACTTATTCTTTCTTCTACTTCATCTGACAACAATCTATACTTTTCGCTTTTGGCATCAAAATTACATTCAGGACAACCACGCCCATTTATTAAATTTGAAATTCGCATTTTTTGTAAACCATGAACAGGGCATTTGTATACAATATAAGTTGTATTATTTATAATATCTGTCTTTTGAGTAATTAACTCATACCCCTTTTCCATACATGCATTTAACGCCTTTTGATATAAATCATTTTGCCGTTGTTTTAATGTTGTTAAGTTTTTCTTTTTTAATGCCAACACCCTACTACACTTATAACATTGACTGCCTTTTAAAATATTTTTGACTTTAGTTACATTTTCTCCGTGAATAGGACAAATATAAACAACTTCACTATCAACATTTTTTAAGTCTTCTTTTCTGGTGACAAGACTATAATTATAAAATTTACAAAATTCTAATATTTTAGAATACATATTTTCTTGTCTTTGTGCCAATGTGTTTTTTGCTTGTCTAATTGATGCACAACCTTGACAAACAGCCTCACCAAATTTAAGCATTGCTCTCGTATAATGACTATAATAAATGTCATACTCTTTTCCACAATGGTCACACACATTTGACAAAAGAATATTTGAATTTGGATGTAAGTCACATACAAAAACTTCAAACTCGTCATATAATTTTGTAAATGTATATCCTTTACTTTTATAATAATTTATATTTTTTGGATTCCAACTTACTATAACCTTTTGATTTTCATCAATCATTTTTCTCACCACCTTTATCAATAAATTTATTTTAATTTCACATATCTACCTTTTCGAACTACCAATCGCTTGTAGCTCTACTCCCACACAGGGGATAGTCGTTGAACCTCTTCCTATCATAATTATATCACAATAGTAATATTTTGTCAATAGGAATTTGGCTGCTGATTGTCCAATTTATCCACTTTTTAAGCATTCACACTTAGTCTCACGACTTATGTTGTAGCAGGATAACTCTAAGGATTTTCCAGCAATTAAATAGATTTTTTAATACATATCACTATGTATGGTCGCAATATTTTACGACCTAACTCGCCACCAAGGGCAACACCGCTTCCTTTTATGCCCCAATTTCCACGAGAAAAAGCACGACCATTAGCCGAACCATCGGCATTAGCTGTTCCAGTGGCAACAGGAAAACCTTCAAGTTTAGCTTTATAAGTAATCGTTCCAGTTTTGTGCTTTTGTGCATCCGTTAATGCTTCAACACTCGCACTATAATTAACAACCCCATCTTTTGGAGGCGCAGTCCAAGTGTAAACACTCGATTCTGGGTCTACACTATATTTAACAGTACTATCCTTTGAAGGTGCTTTATAATTTTGTACTACTGTATCGTCAATTTTAGCAATTTTAGCACCGACTTGAACAGTTGCGTTATAATCCTTGAACACACCGCTGTCAGATACCTTTCTCAATAAATCAATAGCAGCATTGACATTTTCAGAATCTACCTTGGCAGTAACACTAACAGTCACTGTTTGATTTGTCATTCCGCTAACTATAGATTTAAATTCGGTTAAAGAAGAGAGCCTACTTGCAGCACCTTCGCCTTCAACAACATTGCCAGTAGCATTTGCAGAAACACTACTTGAAAAATTGCCAAGACCTTTTAGTTTATTGGCGTTATCTGCAAAAACACCAAGATTGGAAATCTTGTCATCTTCAGAGGTGAGTACATTGCCATATACATTAGCAGTAACCTTGCTTGAAACCTCACCTTCAACGCTCTTAATACCCTTTGCATTTTTTACAAATACACCGAGATTGTCTATGGTAGTTTCATATTTATCAAATACATTTCCGTCAACATCAGCAGTAATTTTACTGGAAATGTTTCCTTCAATCTCTTTGATTCCCTTTGCACTATCAATAAATACTTTGAGATTATCAATTGACCTCTCTTTATCAGTAAATACACTACCTAAAGTGTTAGCTGTGATATTGCTTACAATATCACCCTCAATGTCTTTTATGCCCTTAGCACTATCTACAAAAACTTTAAGGTTGTTTGTTTCTCTTTCTGGGTCTTCAAAGACACTTCCTAAAGTATTGGCGGTAATATTACTTACGATATCGCCTTCAATCTCTTTGATTCCCTTTGCACTTTCAGTAAAGACTTTAAGGTTGTCAATGCTACGCTCTTTGTCTTCGAAAACACTACCTAAAGTATTGGCAGTAATGTTACTAACTATATCGCCTTGAATATCCTTGATACCTTTTGCACTCTCTATGAATACACTAAGATTATCAAGAGATTTTTCTTCATCAGTGAATACACTGCCAAGGGTATTTGCTGTGATGTTACTAACAATGTCACCTTTGATATCTTTAATACCATTAGCACTTTCAATGAAAGTTTTGAGATTGTCGGTAGTACGCTCACTATCAGTAAACACGTTACCCAAAGTGTTTGCAGTAATATTACTGATAGTATCTCCTTCGAAATCTTTTATTCCTTTAGCACTGTCAATAAATACTTTGAGATTATCAATGGTGCGTTCACTATCTGTAAATACACTACCATCAACATCAGCGGTAATATTACTTACAATATTACCCTCGATATCCCTAATGCCTTTAGCACTTTCGATATACACATCGAGATTATCGATGCTGCGTTCTTTGTCGGTAAATACGCTACCGAGTGTGTTAGCAGTAATATTACTTACAATATTACCTTCAATTTCTTTTATGCCTTTTGCACTATCAACGAATACCTCAAGATTATTAATAGTGCTTTCATTTTTATCAAAGACATCACCCTCAATATCTGCAGTAATTTTGCTTGATATATCACCTTTGAATTCTTTGATATCTTTGGCACTATCTGTGTATGCTTTAAGATTGTCAATAGTACGCTCACTATTATCAAAAACATTGCCATCAATATCGGCAGTGACCTTGCTTGAAACATACCCTATAGAATGAACATCCTTGGCACCGTCAGTAAACACCTTTAAATTGTTAATTTCATATTCTGGGGTTTTAATAACATTACCTTGAACATCTGCGGTAACTTTTGAAGTAATATTATTTCCAAGCTTACTTAATTCCTTAGCATTTTCTACATATTCAGATAATTTATCAATGTCGCCTTGAATATCAGTAGCAAGGTCAATTTGTTTATTGAGTTCTTTAACATCATTTAAACCATTGACCGTAACATTAATTGTTACATCTTTATCTTCAATTCTTTCAACATTTTCAGCAAGTTGTTCAATCTTATTAAGAGCGGGGTCTGTATTTGCATCTATTTTAACTTTGCCTTCTTCAAAAGCCTTATGAATAGAATCAATACTGCCGTCTTCTTCAAGACCGATTGCAACCTTAACATCGCCATCAAGACCTTGGATTGCTTTTGCAAATCCGTCAAGTTTTTCTTCAGCAGCAGCTATCTCTGTATCATCAATGGCAATGCCAGCAGCTTTAAGTTCTTTTAACTCATTAAGTTCATTAAGAGCGGCTTGATAAGATTGAATTTTTTCAAGAGCATCAACAAGAGAAGCATTGACTTGAGAAGTGTTCAAATTCATAAAAGCAGGTTGACTTGCTTCTTGTTTCTTTTGAATTAACGCTTCTAACTTTGCTCGTGCGTCTTCTAATTGAGCGGTTTTAACTTCTGGACTAACAGAACTATTATTTATTTCTGCAATCTTAGATTTAGCCTTTTCAATTTCAGATTCTATCTTGCCAAGATTAGAAGAGCTTGCTTCAATATCTACATTAATATCAACAGGGGATTGACCAAGTTCTTTAAGTTTTGCTTCTGTTTTCTCAATTTTAGTTTTAAGGTTATCAACAGAAGTATCTTCAATATTAACTTCAACACCATAATCTTTAAGCTTGTCTAAAAGTAATAAAACAGCCTCGACACTTATTCCAAGTTTCTTGGCTGCTTCTTCGGCATTAATATTTACTTCCCAATCACCATTTTTATTTATATGTGCCCATTCAGAGTTAATCTTATTAAGGTCTTTTAAGAAGTTTGTACTACCTTGTTTGGTTTCCGTAAAATATCTTTCAGCCTTTTTATAGCCCTTATCAAATGCTTTGCCAATTTCATCTATACTCGCAGACGACAAATCTTCATAACTCATTAATTGAGCAAAGGTTTTATATTTATCGGTGCCATACAGCTTCTTGTCGTCAAGCTCTTTCATAGCTTCAAGGTTTTCAAACACAGAATCGTAATTGTCACCTTCTTCGGCACCATCAAGAGCATTTTGCCACTTGGTAAAAGCAGAAGTTAAGCCATCATATTGAGAGGCAAGAGTAGATAATTCATCAATCTTATCAGCAAGAGATTCTTTGGAGCGTTCAAGCTCTTTTCTTTCGTCTGATGTCAAAGATGTATTGGTCTTCAGCTCATTATTGACATCTTGATACTTTTCAACAAGAGAATTGAGATTTTTATCAATCTCAAGCTTATTAGTATTTACATATTGTTCTTCAAGTCTACTTAACTCATCACTATTCAAGCGAATGCCATTAGCTGTCTTTTCAAATAAAGCAGCGGTATTAAAACCATCTAAATCTTCATATCTTGCAGTAAGTGCTGCAATTGATTCAGAAGTTAAACCAGCAGCAGAACGAGATTCGGATAGAGCAGTGTTAAGGGCTTCAATACCTTCAGTTTGAACAGTAATGTCAAATTTGAATTCTGTCGCCAACTTATCATCAATTAAAGATTGAATTTCATCGAGAGTAGTACCAGCTTCTAAATTAGGAACAATTTTTGCAAGAATCGAAAATTCTTCAACCGATAAATCATCTATAAATTTTTTGACAGCCGTAGCGTCTAAGCCTAAACTATTTTCTGCGCCAGTTGTCAAACGCTTTATAAGCGCATCATATTGGTCAACAACACCCTCATCATCTAAGCCAAGACTTATTTTAAGTTGAGTTTTTGCTTCGTCTTTTAAATTTAGTCCGTCGATTACCTTTTCAACTTCTCTTAACTTATCAACATAATCACCATAATTAATGTCGCCACCGTTAAATTGAGTTTGCAATTCAAAGGCATCTTCAATAGTTTTTCCATGAACCTTACCAACTGCATTAAGTTGATTAAGAAGTTCTGTTGTCCATTGTTCAACAGTTTTACCTTGCTCATTAAGTTCCTCAAAGAAATCTAAATCTAAATTAGCAACGGTTTGATGGGCAAGTGTTTGCAATTCTTCGGTTATGTTGCCATAATCTAAACCGCTAATTACACTGCTAACATCGAATGCTTCGCTTAATTTAGCCTGCGCTATTGTTTTCTGTTCTTCTACTGCTTCAGCAAAAGAAGCATAATAGTTATTAACAACTTCTTGTAACTTTGCTGAATCTTTCTCTAACGCTTCTTCAAGTACTTTATAAGGTGATTCAAAAAAGCCTACATCATAACCCATACTAGGAAGAAGGTCTCTAAGTTCTTCTTCGGCATATTTGTCTTGCTTTAACTTTTCTAATATTTTCTTCTTTTCGTTGTCATTCTTAGCATTTATTAAATCTTGAATGGCTTGTGCGGTGTCAGTTTTTAGCTCATAATCAAACATTCGTTTGCCAATTTGATTAATAAAATCAACTGAGCCAAGACCAACATGGTCACTAAAATCTGCCCCGTTTACAAAAAGACCCTTCCAAAATCCATGACCGTTAGACCACCAATGTTCACCACTAGCCTTTGTAAGCGTATTTTCAAAATCTTTTTCGATATCGCCCGTGTTTGTCAATATTGCTTGATTTTGAGCATGGATTAATTTTTCATACGCTTCGGTAAGTTGTTCGACATTACCCTTACAAGAGAGCAATGCGTTACCTTGCTCATCATACCCAGAAATAAGAGATGGGAATTGGTCTGCAATTTTATTAACAATATCTTGATATTCTGAATATTCTTCAGCGGTTAAAGAAATATTTCTTCCATAATGGTCTACACCCCTTGATAATTTCTCATACTTGGAAATCATCGAAGATTCATTAGTAGTATCGTAGTCATTCTTAATCTTCTTTAACTCTTCGTGCTGTTCTTTGTATTTGTCTGTAAGTTCTTCAACTTTTTTGGAAAGTTTTTCAGCTTGTTTAGCTTGGTATCCAAAAACAGCAGTTAATATAGTGACAGCCGCTACAACAACTGCAATAATCCAATGTTGTTTTAATGCATCCCAAATACCTTTAAGTGATTTAGTAAAGCCACGAGAACCATCTTCGCTTTTTTTTAAAGATGCTATAAAGTTCTCTATTAATTTTGTAACATTTGGGAATGATAGTTTTAATAGTGCTAAAATATCAGAGAAACTTTTAATTCCACCACCAGCAGCTTTTGCCGTTTTTCCTATTTTCCCAAAAAGTGCAGGAACAACTTTAAATCCAGCAAAAACGCCAAGTAAAACAGGAAATGCGCCAACTTTATCTATAAGTTTAGTTAAGACATCTACAAAGTCAATTAGCACATCAATAACTTTTTTTAAAAAGTCTGATTTTAAAAACGCTTGAGACAATCCTTGCCAAGATGCCTTAAGCTTATTAATTTGAGCTTCGAGAGACTGTTGCCACTTTTCATGCTCTTGCATTGCCGAACCAGCAGAGTTCATTGAGGTTTCAAGTGCTTCTCTGGCTGTATCGAAATTCGTCATTAAACTGGAAACGATATTTCCTTGGCGTTTTCCAGCGATAAGTTCTGTAATACTTCATTTTCTCAAATAGGAGCGTAAATCCTATTAATTTATTTTGTTAGTTTATATTTAATTTGTTTTTTATAATGCTTTCAGAATTACTACCTTCCCAATAAGGAATTCTCAGTAATCTAATGTTATGAGATTCACAATACTCATTTTTAATTTTGTCATGTTTTTGTGTTTGTATAAAATTATCCATACCAAATTTAGGTTTGTAATGTTGCTCACCATCAAATTCAATGCACAAATTAAAGTCTGGCAAATAGAAATCAAATGGCAAACATTTCTTGTCTTTGCAATCTTCAAATTTATGTTGATGAATAAAATTACAATTGTAATTATGCAATATTTCTATAATTCTATCTTCACCTTTGTATGTATAAGAACATTTCTTGCAACGAGTTCCATTCGCTTTTAAGCTTTGAGCGTTAAGCGTCCATACATATCCGCATTTTTTACATCTGACTGTTATATCATATTCCATACCTTTATAATTGCTAATAACCTCTATATCTGGATTAACAAATCTAATCAAATTTTCAAATTCACTCTGGGTATAAATATGTTGTTTGGACAACTTTTCTTTTCCACATTCTATACAACCATGACCAAATAATATGTTTTGAGCAGTCGTCTTCCAATAGATATCATGTTTTTCACAATAACAGTCAATAGGCGTAGACATATTAACATAATTACCAGTCAACTTTATATGTGGATATAACTCATTAATTTTTTGCCTAACATACCACTCAGGCAAATCACCTTTGCAATATATACAGCCCTTAATGCCTCGCTTCATATTTGTTTTTCTCATTTTTTGAACACCAAGGTCTCGATGTTTGTTGCATATAAAATAAATGTATATTACACTATTTTCTCTTTTTATATCAACAAACTCAAAATCATATTTTTTACACAACTCAACCGCTTCATTATAATCAAATGGTTTAGTTTTTGCTGCCACAGTTCTTTCTCTGCCGCAATAAGTACAACCACGACCATTCATCAGTTTAGAATAAGAAATTTCCAAAACACCTTTATCTTTGTGTTTATTGCATATGTATTGTAATTTTTGCGTTACACTTTTATATTCATCCTTTGTTATTAACAATGTATATCCTCGTTCCTCAAACGATTTTAATACATCTTCATAAGTATACTTCAACATCTTTTATTTCCTTAATTAAAGTTCTAACAAAATAAATTTTATACTTTCGTATAAGTCCGACTATTTCTTCACCTTTCCTATATGAATAGGGGAAGGGTACACCTTTTCCATTTAAGAGATTTTCACTCACATCGTTAACTTATGCCGTACTCCTTTTGATTTAGGTATTCGAGATTTCCACTCTTATTTTATAATCAACATCGTTGATATTCCTAAATCCCGACTTGGGGATAGTCTGTGAACATTCACCCTCGACTATTAACATATGGTCTATGTATAACGGTAGGGTGCTTTGCTGCATGAACGCCCAATCCTTGCGTTGTCAAACCTTCATAATCTAGTTTCCTGATTATTGTGGTGCAAGGCTCTAAGGGTTTACCTGCAATTAAATGTATTCTATCAATGTATTTCTACATTGTCAGGCAAGCATTTTGCCTGTTGTATGTCTGTTAAGTCTTCCCATTTCTGAGCGAGTTCGTCCATAATCTGGTAAGTACTTTTAAATTCTGTAGGCGAAATCATGATGTCAACCCCAGAGAGAGCCATTATCTCTTCTCTGAGTTTTGCAGTAGAGTCAACCATACCCTCGGTATCTTCGCCCATTTCTTCCATCTCTGTCTTAGCCCCACGAATTCTCATGGAAATGGTCTTCAGGGCATTACCCACAGATTCGGGATTCTGAACTACTTGGTTGGCGCTAGTAATTAACGCAATACTTTCGTCAATCGTATTGTTTGCAGCCATAAGAGAAGAAGCAGACCTCTCTAACGCCTCGCCAATACCGCCCGACGAGATAGCAAAATTGTTACCTATTTCATTAAATTTATCTATGATACTCATGGCAAAGTCGGTATTACTCATGCCATTCATTTCATCTTTAAATGCAGCCATCGTAGAAATCAAGCTTTCAGTCGCACCTTCAACTCCGTTGATTTCATCACCAACAACTGCATATATATTCGCTACTTCTGCGAGTCCTTGAGCATCTTCGAATCCATAACCTAATCTTGCAAAATCAGCAGTAGAACTTACAAGACCGTCAATAGTTGTTCCAATTTCTCTTGACCTCGTAGCGGCATTGGTTAGAAACCGATTATAAGCTTCATCGGTTTCATTCGTAACCTTTTTAAGTTCTGTCATAGCAGAGTCAATTAACTTAACCTGCTCAAACATACTCCTTAAACCTTGCTCAGCATATTGGAATATAGAAGCAACGCCCAAATAAGTCGAATACTGTTGCCACTGCTTCTTAATCTTATCACCAAAAGTTTGAGTACTCTTTAAAGTAAAATTAGCTTCTCTTTTAACATTATCGAATTGTGATTTAAGATTTTTTAAAGCACTACTATCATCACAAGTGTCTATAGCGGCACGAATCTCTTTAATTGTACTGGCGAATTGCTTTGCAGCAGCCGTATTATTCTTAAGATAATTATCTATATCCCAGCGCAGTGACTTTTTAGCCTCGATTAACGCATCATCGTTGTTCGTCTGTACTCGTTGTCTATTGGCTTCTTGCTGTTTAGTTGTATTGATACTTATCTGATTATTAACGCTTTCTAATATTCTCTCATATTCTTTATAAGCATTTTTTAAAGCATCAATATCATCAACAGCAGCAGCCGTCTGCATATTAGACAACAATTGTTTAAGTTTTTCTATATCAGCACGAATATCATCTGATTTAAGTGATAATTTATCAAATCCATTTGCAACTTCTACTATCTGTGCATCAAACTTACCAGTACCAATATCAAACTTAATATCTTTTATTGACTTAGCTTTTCCCACAGTTTCAGCAACTGCAATACCAGCCGCCTTCGCAGAATCAGCAAACGCCTTAAATCTCGAATTAACAACCGAAAAATCACCTTGAGTTTTGACCTTGCCCAAGTCATTTAACAAGCTCCGTACGGAGACTTTTGCACCATCTATTTCCGCTTCAAACTTATTGATTTCTGGACTTATTCTTTGTAAATCTGAAATCTTGGATTCTAAGCCAGATATATTAATGCCAACCTTTTCACTTCTATTAGTAGCAGAAGTTTCTGATTTAATTTTTGCTAATTCAGACCTTGCGACTCTTAATTGGTCATTAAATTTATTTAGAGAAGCGGCATCGCCAACCGACTCAATAGCTCTATCTAACTCTTCAATTGTGGCAGTAATTTTTGGAAAATCTCTTGCTTGAGCCTTAAACTTTTCCAAATCATTTTTTGCAATATCAAGTCCTGATGTAAAATCAGTGCCTTTCATCTTTGTTGACACGTTTTCAGCATTTTTATATTCAGATACCAAACTCTTGAAATCAGAAATCAACGCTTTAACATTATTTTGTTCGTCAACAAATGTATCAGTCGAAGCACTCTTCAATCTTTGAATAGCAGAAATAATTTCTTCATATTTAGAAGAAAGAATATCTAAATGCGAAGAATCCTTAATAGGTCTGGACGCATTTTGGTCGCTAGCAGCTCGATTTAATTGATTTATTTGATTTGTAAGATTTGAAACGGCTTGTTTCTGTTGCTTAACAAAAGCATCAGTCTGAACTTTTGTTTTGCCAAGAGACTTTGAGTATTGTCCAGATACTTCTACAAAACCCTGTATAGGAGAAGCCATTTCCTTTCCATCGACTACCTTGACTTCTGTCCCTATTTGTCTTAATGCAATGGTTTTTTTGATTGTCTCGCCCAACTCATTATTATAAGTTACTTGCGCTTGACGAATCTTTTCAATGTTTCGTCCTGTGTCTTTGTCAAAGACAGTTGTTGTGTCTATTTTAATATCAGTCAATTTACCTTTGGCGTTAGTCCATTGACTTACAAGACTCTCCATCTCTCGTCTGAATTTAATAGAATCAGACTCATCAACTTCAAAACTCTTATAAATTGACTGAGAACCTACACTATCTATAGCTTCTTTTGCAGAATCAGAAATTAACCGATTGGTTTCTCTGTAAGCTTGCTGTTTTCTTTTTTCACTTTGAACAATAGCATCGGCGGTTTCTTGTGCTTGTCGAGATTCTGTTTTCTTGTTCTCGATAACCTCTTGTATTTCTTTTACTTCACCAGTGTCTGTATCGACAACCGCCATTTTACCATTGCCAAGAACATCTTGAACCAATTTGGCATTAGTCATTAACTTTTCTAATGTCTCAGACAACCTATCAAACGAAGATGTTAATCCATCAAGAGATACGCTCTTTGATAAATCTTGAAGAGCCTCTTTAATTTCTCTTAAATCAGTAATAATTGGTTGAAGTGCAGAGGAGAGACCTTCAACATCAATGCCACCGCCAAAAATACTTTTTAATTTATCGACACTTTCATCAACTTGTTTTGTACCGTTCCTAATGTTGTCAGCGGTTTCAATCAATTCATTTGGCAGTTTTTCAAACTGAGAAAGAACAGGAGAAAGGTCAATGCCTTGCATATTTGCAGAACTTATTATGGCGTTAATAAAGTTCTTATACTCTCGCATTCTGTCTTTAAGACTTTCACTCTTCTTAAGTGGCGACTCCAACTTATCCATAATTTCTATAACGCCACCGACACCGCCAAGACCATTGTCAGACTTTGATAACAATTTGTCAACAGCACTAAACTCATTTGTATTAAAATACTGTGCCAAATATTTTGTCAACGCTTGTTCTTGCTTCTTCAATGTAGGCAATACATCATCTTTTACAAAATCACCATACAAAGAATTATTGATAACAGAATTAGAGCCGCCAAGTTTAATTCCGATATCAAGACTAAAATCTTTTCTACTCAAAGCATCTAAACTTTTATTAAGTTCTACAAATTGATTAGAAGCCTTGTCTAAGGCTGTATTCATTTGATTAATGGTAGCAAGAAGAGACTTCATATCTCCGCCATCAAGAGTGCCTATAGAAGACTTAATTATTTTTATTTCATTCGCAACTTCTCCAAGAGCCGATTCTATTTTAGAAGTATCAAGAGTTAAAGCATTTTTAGTACCCTTTGACAAACTATTTAATGCTTCTTTTATTGTATTGGTTAATTCTTTTGTTTCGGCATCAACTTTAATCTCGATAGGCTTTAATGTTCTTTGAGCCTCATTAATTTCATCTTGTATAGCATTGTCTTTAAGTTTGACACCTAATTCTATACGATAATCAGCCATATATAATTCACACTCCTTTCAGGTGCATTATAAAACGCACCTCCAAGGGTGCTGTAATATTCTAATTTAATTTTTCTTTTGTTTTACTTTATTTTAAGTTTAATTATATTAATAAATAGTTGGTGGTTATCCAACAAATCTTATTAATATAACTTTATTTGTTATTTGTTATTAGTTTGCATATTCCCAGTGTAATTTTGTGCCATCTGGTAACTTACCAGCAGTTTTATGACCCTTTTTACCTTTACAAACTGCTATAATATTACTACTTATAACGCCAGTATATTCACCAGCTTCTTTAGCATTTTTAAATATCATATCTAATTCAACGCAATAAATTGACTTTGGTTTGCCATATGAAATATCGATACTCAATAACTCTTGTATTTTTTCTTCTGTTGCATCTTCTAAATACAACCATCTTTTTTGTCCTGCCGACATAATTATGCCACGACAACAGGCACTAATTTCAGAGCTATTAACACCTGCATCCAATGCTGCACTTTGAATGGTATCGTATACCTTTCTATTATCTACACACATTACCTGTCTATGTTGATTATTTCTTGTTTTTTCTAATAATTCTTTTGCTTTCTCTTCGCTGTATTCATTTGCAAACATCCAGTGAAATCCACCTGCTTCATTATTATCGCCCCTACAACATTTAGAAATTGTACTATTATCAATTCCTAATTCTTTTCCAGCAAATGTAGCAGATTTATAAATTTCTTTTGTTTCTATACAAATAACGGCTATTGAATGTATATCAGATAAATTTTGACAAAATTCCTCGCTTTTAGGTTTTCCTTTATGTACTTCGGACAATCTTTTTTTAAATTCTTCATCTCTTATTTTGCCTTTATTTTTCTGAGATATAAGTTGTTTTGTTGTTTCTGAATGTTTTCCAGAAGAATTACCACCAAGAGAAAGATTATATCCTTTTTTCGGATTTGTAGAATCATAAAAGGCAATTAGTTCTATTTCTTTTTGTTCTGCTTCTTCTTTAGTTAAACCGTCAAATAAAACTTCGTGCAATAGGTTGTCCCATCCAT